AAACAGTCGTTTGCAACTCATTTTCAATACTAACTTGGAGCAAGCAAGCACGTTCGCAGACTGGCAAATGAAGATGCGAAACGAGGACTGGCTCAACCTTTATCCGGCCGCTCGCTTTGTGCGCAGGCCAGGTGCAATCATCAAACGACAACGCCACGTTGATGCGGAAAACATGGTCAAACGGTGGGATGACTTTCAATTTTGGCTATTCCAAAACGGAGCGGACATAGGCGGCTTCGACGTTCCATGGGGGCCGTTCGGATTTAACTCATACATGATTCAAGTGCCAGTAAAACGCGCGGAAGCCGAAAGGCTAGGACTTGTCAGAAAAGGCGAGCGAGTCAAATCACCGAATGTCGCAGCGTTTGGCGTTGACCTTGGCAAAGCGTTTAACAATGGCGTTGAGGCGGACATTGAAGATATTACGCCCGAACTGCAACAGGAAGCACGAGAAACACTTATCGCTAGACTTGGGCCACAATCTATCGGACGCGATGGCAAGCCGACATTGGACGCCATGAAGCAGCTACTACGCACTCTCTAAATCAAAATTTTAACGACTCATGAAAACACGTCAAGCCAAAAAATCAGAATCCTTGCAAGATCAAGGGGAAGAAGTTTCTGAGAACCATCAGAAAGTCATGGACGTGATCGCACTTGTCGAATCTGGAATGACAGAAAGAGCCGCATGCATGCAAGTTGGAATCAATCGCATGACGTTTAGGCAGACAGCATTACGGATGAAGGTTGAAATCCAATACGCACGCGCGTTATCAGCACTTGCTGAAAATCAAGTGGCATTGCTCGAAAGCGCAATCGAAGACATGCGAGAGGGGAAGATTGACGCACAAATGGCAAAGGTGGAAATCGATGCTCGAAAATGGTTTGCGTCAAAGTTCCTACCGAAACGCTACGGCGAAAAAATCACGCAAGAAATCAGCGGTCCAGACGGCGCACCTATCGCTCAAACGAATGTTTCACTTTCTCCCGAACAGGAAATCAATCTTGCCGCGCTGGTGGAATTGGCCAAGGGGAAGGCAAAAAAGTCATGACAATAGAAATACTAAATTCAATCACTCGTTTGATGATGTGTGACGACCCGACAATGCTGAACGAATCGGACCGCGATAAGCTAGACTCATGGGCAGATGAGCAATCTCAATTGTTAGGTTTTCGCAATTGGGTTGACGCATACCACTGGAATAAAAATGACCCCGACTGAATTTTGCGTTCGCGTTCTCGGAATCGTGCCTTACCTGTGGCAATGCGAAGCCATGGAGTCAGTTGCGCTAGAACAGCCGACAAGCGTAGTTGCGGCGAACGGTAGCGGGAAGACAGCACGACTCATCGCGCCGCTCATTCTATGGTTTCTCCACGAATACCCACGGGGGCAATGCATCTTCACAAGCGGCTCGTGGATGCAGATCGAGAAACAGCTATGGCCAGCGGTGAGAGTGTTTCAATCACGATTCCCGCAATGGCGATTCATGAGCGAGGAACTACGCACACCACAGGGCGGCTTTGCTTTCGGATTTTCTACTGACAACCCAGGACGGGCGGAAGGACATCACCCGAAGATCAATGGCGATACTGACCCCGTCTTTCTCATCATCGACGAAGCTAAGACCGTGCCAGATTGCATTTTTGAGGCGTTCGACCGATGCACTCGCAGATTTGAACTATGGGTTTCATCACCAGGCGCACCACGAGGGCAATTCTACGATTCATTCCACAGCACTGCATCGCTTTACAAAACGATCAAAGTGCCGTCAACCGATTGCGCTCACATCAGCGCAGAGAAGCGGGAGCAAGACCGCACGAAGTATGGCGAGTCTCACCCGCTTTACAGATCGAAACACTTGGCAGAGTTCACGGAAGACTTTGACAGGCTAGTTCTCGCCCCTGACCTATTGCGCAACGCTCTCGACTCTCAGCCGAAATCCAACCCGTTCGGGGAAATCGTGGCATTCTGCGACTTTGCGGCGGGGCGCGATGAGAACGTATTCGCACTTCGCAGGGGCAATGACGCGAAGATCATTAAAGCATGGCAAGAGCGCGATACAGTGCAAGCAGCGCGTGAATTCGTACGAATGTTTGAAACGGAAAAGCTAACAGCGGGGCAAATTTGGGGCGATGCTGACGGATTGGGGACAGGATTTTGTGACCAGTTCGCAGAGATGGGATGGCACATTAATCGCTTCCACGGCGGGCAAGCAGGGACGGAAAAGGAAGAATATGCGAACCTCATCGCGCAAGTCTGGCATGTGGCAAGTCGTGAACTCGAAAGGGGGCGCATTCACGTTGGAGAACTAGATCCGCTCACGTTTTCACAGATCACCACGCGAAAAAGCGAATGGAATGAAACTGGCAAGCTACGAGTGGAAGCCAAGGAGAAGATGGCGGCGAAGGGCATGAAATCACCCGACCGAGCGGATGCTTTGCTTGGTTGCATCGCGCTTGGCAGTCGCATCAGCGGCGCAATGACAGCAAGCGCAACCGTGGCAACAACTAAAAGCCCGTTTGCAGCTCGAAACGTGCGAGGATTTAACGCCTTTTGATTATTTTGCATTTTTTTATTGCATCAGCTTAATTGCTTTGTATTGTTTTTGCATGGCTAAGACAATACAAAATACAGCAGGGCAAACCCCGATTTGGGGCGATGCAAAAACCATTGGAAAACTCTACGGGATCACGCGAACCCCACTTTATCGCCTTATGGCAACGGGGCGGATTCGCACGACTTCACTACTCGATGACGGGGCAAGCAGAGGGAAAAGACTTTTCCATCTTCCATCACTGGAAGCGTATCTCGAAAGCAAGGCAACTGGAGGCAATAAATGAACAAATATGGAAACAACCGAGTATTCAGAGAGACTTAAAAAGGTCACGACCGTGAAAGGATCTTTCGAGGAAATATCGAGGCTTTTAGCCACTGATTATTTCCGTGAAAAAGCTGAGGCCGCTATTGGCAGGGGAAGAGAGTTTGAATACTCAATTAGAATAAAACCAACAAACAGAGGCGCTTGCGTATCGCTTTCTTTCAGGGAATTTGCCCCGCACAGGGAAATCATGAAATTTATCAACTTAACGCAAGAGTAGTGCCTTTTGATTTTGCGCTTGCCATAGGTCAAAATTCATGTTATTTCGCTTGACATGACCGCAGACGAACGCAAGGGCATTGTCGCCCCATTACCAGCATCATACCGCCAACAAGATTTTGACCTTGCCAACGTAACGCCCGAGCAAGTGCGCACCATCCTGCGAAATGTTCGCAATGGCAGGCTTGATGACCAAGATCGCCTTTTCCGCATGATGGTTGATTCGTGGAGTCGTTTGCGTAAATGCCTCAACGAAATCAGCGGCAACGTGACCGCGCTCGAAATGGAAATCAAGCCAGGAGTGCGCGAGGGAATGGAAGAACCAACAGCGCAGGCATTGCAGATTTATGAAGTTGTCGAACGAGCGTTAGAATCCTACGCGCCGCGCCCCTCACATTGGGAACTTGACGGAAAAGGAATGATCAAGGCTTTGATTGACGCTTACGCAAAGGGCATTGCAGTCGTGGAAATCATCTGGCATGTCGAAAATGGAATCGTATCCCCGCGATGCTATGCTCCAGTTCCCGCTAAATACCTAGCATTCCCAACCATGGCAAACGAGGTTGATCGCCTCATGGTAGCACCCAAAGGGGTCAACTATGATATTCTGCAAGACTTCACCCCTGACAAGTTTCTTATCGCCATGTGGCAGCAAGGCGGAAATCACCCCGTTCATGCCGCAAACCTACGAAGCCTGACAAAGTTTTGGCTTGCTGCGATTTACGGCTTAGGATGGGAAATGCAATATTGCCAGCTTTTTGGCATCCCTTGGCGCCATGTCGAAACCGATGGCAGCGATGGCGCAATGAGCGCGGCACAAGCAATGCTGGATGACATCGGAAGCGGCGGGACGGCGGTAACGGGTCCAGGCGTAAAGCTGAACATTCTTGAGGGCGTATCAGGCACGGGCGATAGCAGCCCCACATCATCGCTCATGGACCGTGCCGACCGCGCTTGTGATATTCTCATGCTAGGTCAAACGCTAACAACAGACGTGGGAAGTAGTGGCAGCCGTGCGCTTGGCGATGTTCACGCCACGGTTAGGGGCGATGTATTGCAATCAGTTGCCACGTGGATTGGCGGCATCATCACGACGCAACTAATCCCCGCCATTGTGCGCATGAATTTTGGCGCATCAGTCGCAAGTGAGGACATGCCGTATTGCGAAATCGAGATACCGAAACCGAAGGATGAAAAGGCGATTGCCGAGCGTGTCAAGATACTGAAAGAAATCGGATTGCCAGT